TTTGATTACACGGCATCATCTACCTCCAGTTTAATTTTTCCTATGTATTTATGAACTTCATCTTCCAATACACCTGACGGTTTATCATAAAACAAATATACACTATCATTTTCTTTACATACCCAAGCATACAAATACTGTGGCTCTTGTGGTGTTGGTTTAATGCGAAAATCTAAATCACATGATGTCCATACTGGATTTTTTACTTCTTGCCAATCCATATCACCAATCCATCTATGCTCAATCTTTTTCCCAGCAGCCCAAGCACATATTTCATCATGCCATTTGTGTTTCATGTGTTTTTCTCCTCTAACAAAGCTATTTTCCATTCAGACCATTCATATCTATAAGTATTAAGCAGCCCAAAAAACCATGTTCCTGTTTTAATGCGTTCTAATGTTCTGTAATGTATTTCAGGATTGCTTCTAGTTGTGTAATTATGCACACGCATATAATTTGTTTGGGGAATAGCAACTGTAGGCACTATCATGTGTTTTTCTCCTTTGCTTTAGCTAGAATTGCACGGGCAAAACCAAATCTGCCAAGGCTTCCATCTCTATGATTTTTGAAAATCTTATCTATCTCATCATCGCTTAACTCTTGCCATTCTTTTGGGTGGGTGTAGAGTGATGTTACATTAGGGTCATTAAATACTTCTCCATATTCTATTTGCTCACACTCTCCATCATCATTTACATACATCCACGCCACAGGCTCTTGCTCTTGGCTTTGTAACGCTTCTTCACAAGCGGCTAACACCTCATCCTGCAAATGCACCCACGCTTTGTCCCCTTTGATGTAGCTAACCGCCATTCTTAACGCTTCAGTAGGGGTGGTCATTTGTATACCTCTGCTTCGGTGATTAAGTTTACTTTCAGTAGTTCTAGGCAGCCTATTTTTTGCTCAAGCGAGTCATACCCACTCCATACGGTTGATATACGACCATCCTTAACACCCACTATCATTACAGAATCTAACTCCATCTCATAGGCGGCGTCTAATGCGCGTTTAACTTCGTGTCGTTCACCCAGTGTTGGCAGTGCTTTAAGTTTGGTCATCGTCATCTCCCGTAAAGTATTCTATAACCACATCCAACGCTTCGATTACTTTTGTGTCGTAGGCTACGTCATCGGGGTGGGTTGAGTGCCACTTAATGATTTCTTGCTTGCTTGACTTTAAATGCGCACCCACTATGGCATCCAACACCTGCGCTACTTGCATTGAGTCTGTTAAGTCTAGTGTGATTTTCATTCTGTATCCTCTCGTTTAGTATCTTCTCGGTAGAATTCTTCTTCATCAATTACAATGCGGTGTGCATCGGCTTTCATTTGGTCTAGCACTTCGATGATGCCTTCAAAGGTATCACTTGCTACGGTCGCATCACAGTACCCCATAAGCGAACCATCTCGGTTGTAATACACTTCTTTAACTTCATAGTATGGCTCATCAAACGCGCCGTCAAACTTAACCACTCGGTAGTTCCAACTCATACTTCCACCCCCTCGTTATGCAACTCAAGTTCGTCAATGTCTATTTCTATTTCTTTACCAGTAGGTATCCTGCCCATGATGGTGGTCGGGAAGTGTCCTGTTTTAATTACTTCAACAACGCACTCGCCTTTTTTCCACCATACCCACTTAGGCATCGTTCGTTTTACTTTCATAGTAATGCTTCTCCTAGTTGTTCCATCAGTTCATCTAAAGTTAATTTCTTTTCTACGACCTCGACTGTATCCTTAGCAGGGTAGTTGTAATACCGTATCGGCAGTCCATCAAAGTCAAGTAGCACCCACATTATTTAACTATTGCGGCTAACTTATTCAATATCCCTGCTTTTTCTAGGTCGGCTATTTTTTCTAACGCTGTGGCTAAACGCTCGACATCGTTAATTGCTTTTATGTACTCCGCTTTAGTTGCTGTCTTTAAGAATACATTGATTGAGTCTGTTAAGCGCGTATTGTTGTCGCGCAGTTTACGGTTGTTGTCTGTGATTGATGCAATAGTTTGCACAGCTGTATCTCTCACTGCTGTACCTGCTTTAATCATAGCCTCAGCTGCTTCGCTTAAATTTACTTTTACTTCTTCTACGTGGTTCATTACTTTTCCTCCTGGTTCAGTTTTTAATAAATACATATATGGCTCGGATTCAACTCTACGACTTAAATATGCTATTGAATACGCTCCCGACTCTGTAAATCCTTGCCGTTTGGCTTGCCTCATTTCCCCTGCGGTTATTCCTCTAGGTAGTCCTTTGATTGCACTCATCACTTACTCCCCGTATTTAGTCTGCAGTAGTAACTCGCAGTAGTGGATTGCTTTCTTGATATCCTCTGCGCCGTTCTTAGCGTGGTGTCGGCATACATACTTAACTATGTTGCCCTCTAAGAACCCTAACTCATTAGCCACAATAAACTCAACCGGTTGTATTGCCATACTTGCATAATGGTTGCCCCCTACTTGCTTAGCTAATGCGTCCTCTTCTTCCATCATGTCGGTCATTCCGTCGCTCATTCCATTCTCCTATTAGAAACATACATACCATACCTAACCCAAACGCTTGCCAGTAGCATTGGATATACTCGATGACTACCTCCATCACCAATTCCCAAACATACGCATGCTACTTTGCATGCTACTCTTTACCCCACTTGACCCCTTGGGGCGCTCTGTTTTGTGCTGTGGCACTTGCTCTCGGTCTAATAACCTAATAACCCTAGTAACATTGCGCACAAGTTTGTCCGCCTTGGTTGGTTTCTTAATAGTTACATCCGCTGTGGGATTTACATACGGATTGATTGCGTTATATACATACAGGCGCTTACCATCAATGGTGCGTTTCATACGTGATAGATGCCCATTCAGTGACAACCATTCCAAGTAGCGTTTACCTTTCTCAAACATTCCCAGTTCAGTTACGCATGTTGTTCCCAACACATCTTTACGGGCAGCGACATAGTTATACACTATTGCTTTGTTTGCGTTTACTTCGGCATCAACTTCGTGTTTCTTTCTAGAAATGCGCTCTCGTTCTCTTTCATCATCTCGCTTGCTCATCGTGTTTCTCCTTTCCTTTCTATTGGTTTAGCCAACAGATACTTATCACCCATTGACTCAATCACAGCTTGCACTCGTTTTTCACGATTAGGGTCGGGTTCGACCTTGAGCCCATACATGCTTTTCATTACTATCCCATGCCCATATTCATCAATTAGCCGTCCTAGATATTCAATCATTTCTACTCTCCTATTCTATCTTCATACATTTTATGCACATAGGCTTTAAACTTAGCATCTGTTACCTCTGGTGAATGGTCACTTATCTCTTTTGCAAACCCAGTTACGATTGTTGCATAGCGCCATAAATCCTCTATTTGTTTGTGTAATTGATACGCCCCCCATAAGGCTATGACTAAACTCCCACTTAAAATTATATTTAATGCGTCCATGATAATTCTCCTAAATGATGCCAGTTATCCATTGTTCTACATCGCCTACATTAACCTCGTTAATAACGATAGCATCGCCACCGCTTTCTTTTATTTTTTTCATGTTTAGCTCCTGTAACGCAGTTGGTTTATTATCACCTGCTTTGCACTCTATTGCTACGAAATGCCCCTTGAAACATATTATGATATCGGGCACGCCCGAACGACCAAACCCACCCGTCGCAGGGAAGAAGTAATAACATCCTAGCTTATCTAATACTCTTTTAACTTTGTCTTTAACTTTCTTCTCGGGCGTCGCCATTCTGTTTATCCTTGCCTAGTAACATATTAAATTCCACCTTGTTTAATACTACGATGTAGTGGTTGTCGTCGTATCGCCACCCTGTGTCCTGTAAGTTGTAACTTCCTCTGTATATAAACAAATCATTCATACCGAAAAAGTTATTGTTCAAACCTGTTGTCATGTCGGAAGGCTCATAACCTGCGTCGGCTATTACAATCTTAGTTCTCACATAGTCGGGTAACGACTGCTCTGTAAACACCCTCTTAAAGTCCGTATCTAATTTAATAGTATATATCGGTGGGTCGCGGTATACAGGCACTCTTGTATACCCCTCTTTAGTTGGGTGAGATAGTGGTAGATATAGGTTCATTAGTTAGTTGTTGCTCCAATAGGGACTACCAATACACGCATGTTAAAGTTAGGAACATTATAGTGAGAAGATGTAGTATAGAACTCCAAGTCGGAGAAATACCCATTACCTGCTACTATCAGTTTGTCCTCGGGTTTATGCGATTCCAAACATACCTTATACATAGTAATAAAGGATTTTAAATCATCTATATTGTTTATTTCATCTAACGATAATACACGCTGAAACCCATCAGTAATTTCAACTTTACCCTCTGTAAGCTCTATGTCATCACCAGATGGAAAAGTAACCTTAGCCTTACCAAGGCAGATACCTTTAGCACTAGATTCTATTAATACATAGAACTCGTTACCATATAGCTCTCGAACTTTTTCTGTAGCGTGTCGCTCAGTTTCTACCTCTTTAGCCCAAATGTCAAACATTTTATTATAGGTATCATGCTTATCTATAGGTAACTTAACCCCTGTCATATAAGCATTTAATATCTCAAACTGTTGCTTAGAGTTAAGCCTTCTATTGCTTTCTCGTATTGTTTTTGTTAGCTCTGATAGAGTCGATGATACGGCATACCTAAACACCCCTGCGTCAATAATTTTAAGGGGGTCGTCTTGCACACACTCGTATTTATCTAGCATGCGCATAAGCCCCGATATCTTAGATGCTCGAACGGTTCGCCTGTCGTCTCTATCTCTACCTCGTTCTTTTTCAAAGTATGGGCTGTAAAAACAATACTGTATTTTATCGTTTACTATATTTTCCACATACACTTGGCAATACGGCAAGCCGTCTAGTGTCATCATATACTTGTGTTGGTAATACTCAATCGCATTGTCATCTTTGTCGTATTTAACATCTTTAACACTTATTACATCGTAGACACGGAGAGCATGCTTGTAGAACATCTCCATGATTAGTGGCTTAGCCTTGTCTGCTTCGATTAAGTCCTCGAGTTCTTGCGTCCACGAGTTGTCGTATATATAGTTTTTCATTTTGTTTTATATCTCCTTAGTAAGTTACTACTTGGTTAAAGTCATTCATTATCTGTATATCCCATGTGCTACTTGGATAGACTTCGTTCGCCTTATATACTTTTACATCAAGCGCACCGTTAGCTTGTCTAATACCTCTAACTATTTTCTGTTTAGCTAAGTTAAAGCACCTGCCAGCTGGCTCGTATACCCCATGCACTGAGTTATATGACCCAACAGACCATGTGTTATATAGCCCATAGCCCATCATGTATGCGCAGATTGATTTAAATATATCTACTTTTGATTGCGCCTTCGCATACTCCAACATTTGTCTACTAGTGCTAACGCTACGCCACATATAATCTGAATCACGAACAGGGAACACTTCACTAAATACTTCTTGCAAGCTATCCTTAAATAGTTCGGGCGTTAGTGTAGTGAACAATACCTCAGCGAATTTCAACGGCTCGGCAAAATCTTCTAATACCTGCTTTGACCTAGTTCTGTTTACTTTAGATAGGTGAACCTCGTAGTTAATCACAGATGTTATATTATGTAAGCTGATACGCTGACCCTTGAACAACGGGATAATCTTAGTGGTTGTGTATCCTTCTGTGTAGCTACCTGTATACTCCCGATAGATAACACCACCATGTCTTACACTAGACACCACCTCGCTCCTATATACATTAAACATGTCTGTTAAGAACCCTCTAGTGCCTTGATGCACACTTCGTGCGGTTAACTCAAAGGTGTTGTCCTTACGCACGACGCCTACCTCGTTCCAGTATTTTACATACTCGTAGTATTTTTTATCACCGTTCGTAGCGGTTTCAGTGCGACCACCCCACTTTTTAGGGTTACGGCTGTTATATACTTCCGCAGTTACTTCCTCTTCTTCCCAGTGGTATTGGTAATATATGCGGTAAAACGCAATCCCATCTTTATCTGTCTCAACTGCAAATCTTTTATACGACTGTCCGCGCTTACCTATTGGGTAGGTATTAGTAGTCCCTCTGTAAGGCGTTGTCGTTTTGGCTATATGGGATAGCCGTCCGTAGTCTAGCATCATTTTAGTTCTCCTTTGTTTAATGAAACGGGAACTCCCGTTTTGTTAATCTTCTTTCTTAACCATCTTGCCACCCGTCGGTGGGGTGAAGTTACGGTTCTGTGTTACAAGCCATAGCGTAGGTGCTGTGATGTCCCACTTGATATCGCTTTCTACATAACCGTCGGTAAACACTATCACACCATCACATTGGATTTTGTTTTTAGCTATATACTCACTTACACAGCTAACACGAGTTCCGCCACCACCCTGTGGTTTAAGCATATCTTTGATATTGAGATAATTATCTTGGAACACTTGCTCACCATGAACATCAGTATCCCACCATAGAACACGAATTTTACTGGGGCTGACTGCGTCGCAGATTGATGCTAGTTCCGTAGCATACTCTGTTAGCTCTGTGTTTGTAATTGACCCCGATGTATCATTAGCAATAATAAGTTCACCCACGCTTTCGTTCTCCATGCTTGGCATATACAAATCATTAGCCATCATGCGCTTATTAAACTTGCGCCATGTATACTCGTCTGTCCCCCTTGTTGCAGAAGTTACAAACTCGCGTGTTGCGTCTTTCCAATCTACCTTAGGCTCAAGCAAATCACCAATCTGTCTAGGGACTTTAGCACCCATGCGACCTGCTAGTATCCCACCTTCTCGTAAGGCTCTATCGATTGAGTCAGATAGCTGTGCTTGCTCTGCAGGGGACATTTCCTCAGCTCCGAAATCATGCTCGTCGGTTGTTTGAACCGTAGACTCTTTGCCATTGATACTAATTTTAATGCCTTGACCTTGTCCTTCTTTGCCTTGTCCTTTGCCGTCGCCGAGTGATATTGATATTTTTGGCTGTGGTGGTAGAGTGCTTTTAAGGTAGTTGTAAATTTCTCGTGCTGACCAATTATGGAATTTCTCGTCATATAAACCTCCTTCGGGTAGTTGGCAAAACTCCTTATCATTCATAGATTTAATTACATCATTCACCGCATAGTCTGTCGCTACATTGATAAGCATTGGCTCATCTTTAAACTCTTTAGTGAAGCGACCGATATGTTTCAGTGCGACATGTAAGTTCTCATGTAGTATCAACCCACGTAGTTGTGGGTCTGTTAGCTTGGATATAAACTCCCTGCCATACTTCTTATCGCGCCCATTGGTATACGCAGTTGGTATACCATCCTCTACTACACTCTTACCCATCAGTATCACACCCGAATACAGTGCTGTCTCGGGGTGTTTCATCAAGGCAATGTGGGCTTTCTTAAGTCTTGTTTCCTGTGTTACTGCCATTTTAAATCTCCTTTATTTAGTAAAACGGGGCGTCCCGTTTCGTTAGTCCGAGTAGACCATCTCTTTGCTTTGTAGATACTTAATGCTCTCAATCACTTTCGGTAGTTCTAGTGTGTTCGCTTGGAATAGTTCATCGCGCCACCCAATGTTCACCATGTTAGATGTATGGAAGAACGAGATGTCCAAGTCCTTGATGTCCTTCACTAGATAACTTAATACATCACTCGCTTCCTTGATTGAGATTGTGCGGGCTAAGGGTTTTAGTGATGCAGTAGTTGTCTTAGCTTTAGTTGCTTTGCGTTTAGTTCTTACATAGATACCTTTAGGCATGTTGTTGCTCCTTAGTTTAGTTGATTAAAACAATTCATGGTTGTCCACTGCCCACTTAGCAATTTGTGGGTTGCTACGGGCTAGCTTGATACCATTCTTACTACGCACCATCATCGTGAAGAATACGGCTTGTAGTTCACTGCTCGCCACACGGTTTACAAATGTCATAAACTTAGTGAGGTTTTCTTGCGTGTCCAACATATCAGTAGCTTGGAACATCACCATTAGCGTCGCGGCTGTATCGTCGGGGACTTTAATAGTTGATGGGTTCTCTAAGATATCTTGGAATTTAGGTAGTTGTCGCTCTAAGGCTAAGAACGCTGACATATCACCTGCCGCGCTATGACCTATCGTGCCTGCCAATGCTACCATTGTCGCGTTATCCCCAATCTTATCGCGGTTCTTAACAATGACTGACGCCTTAGCTAATGAACGGGGCGATACGAAAGATAGACTTAGCTTGCTTGGGTTGAAGATATACGGGTTGTCCTCTTGTCCCCCATCGGTATAGCTGTTAAGGCATCGTGGGAACATATTGACCCATGCTCTGATTAGTGGCTGAACACCGTTGTTGCTTGCCCATTGTAGCCATGTGTCCGCATTGGGTTTCTCCATGCGCATGATACACACCCGATTACCTGCATGTGCTAACATGCTGTCGCCTACACCATCTGACGCATTGTTACTTGTCGCAAACACAATAGACCCTTCGGGTAGTGGGGTATCACCTACACATCTCTCTAACATCATACGAGTAAAGATTACTTGCAATAGCTTGGGGGACTTCATAAACTCATCTAGCAAGATGACCTTTGGCTTGGAACTTCCCATTTTAAATAAACTACCGACATAGCTCTCTAATGTTTTAGTATCGTGATTAGGGATAGTCATAGCGATGTCTGACATATCCTTGACTGGACAATCCACATAGATGTAGTCGTATGCGTCGCCCAAATCTTCCTCTAACATTTTAAGTAGTGATGTCTTACCACAACCTGGCTCGCTTTGTATGACGGGTGTAAGTTCTGCGCCGATTGCAGGTATGACCTTGCGTAGTTCATCGATTGTTACTGTATTGATTGTGTTTACTGTTGCCATTTTTACTGCTCCTTTGTTAGTTGATGTATTGCTTTTTGGGTTAATCTGTATTGCCCACTTCCTTCATGTCTTTCTATTGCTCCTACTTCCCTTGCGTCCCTCCATGCAAAGGCATGACCCCACTCTGTATTACCTAGTATGCGGATATGCACCCACTCCATACCAAACTCTGCTAGCCATAACATAATAAACTCATTGAGCATATCTCCTGTCCTTTGTTAATTAAATTAATAACCCACAAGCTCTGTGGGGCGGGTGTTATCCCTCCTGCGCTCTGTATCGAGGTTGCTTGCTATACACGCCAGTTCGAATAGCTCGTTCCGTGTGGTTTATCTCCACTCCAGTCCTCTCTGTCCAATGGACTACGCACCATTGTTTGCGTTACTACTAGAAAAACTTACCTAAAATCTCGTCTACTTCTGACTTGACCTTGTCGCGCACCGCGTCGCTATCTCGTATCAGTTCGGCTGTTACCCCGTTCAATGTATTTTCTAGTAAGCGCGACGCTTCTTGCAGTTGCACATTGTTTGTTAGATTAAAGTCTTTATACATGCTAGCCAATTCCCTAGCCTTCTCAATCGTCGTGTCGTATATCTTGCGTTTCTTAGTTTTGGTAACGGGGTTTCCCGTTTCGTTAATTTCCTGCACCCCACAACAATGACTGATTGATTGTAAAAGTTCTGCTAGTCGTTCTTGCTGTTGGGACAAGATGCCAGTTACTATCTCTTTAGCTTGAACCTCGTATTGTTGTTTTAAATCTTGAGCGATATCCTCGGCTACTGCGCACCTAAAGTCATGGCTCGGCACTTCGGCTACAAACAAGCGAATACCAAACTTACCTCGCACTTGCTCTATGTCGGGGTAGTCCATGCGGTTAAACATATCACCTTGCTTGAACGCCATGTCTGACACTATGCTAGTGTAGTGTGCTAAGAAGTCGTCTAGTAGGCGATAGAATTCAGACTCGTGTTCTTGGTATTCAGTCTTAAACTTCTCTAATGCAAGCACAGGTAGTAAGTCTTGCGAGTTGTTCCATCGGTAGGTTGAGCGTTTCAGCCAGTTGTATATAGTCTGACGGTAGTTCGCTACGCGCTTGTGGTGTATGTTGTCTGCGAGAAGATTTTTGACGAACCTACCTGCTGAGTTGTCTGCGTTCTTGGCAGTTGTTACCTCGTCGCTGATACCTCGGTCTTGCTTGGTTGCCGACCACACATTCACATCTACGCTTACAAGCACTGCGCTAGTAGCTAGCGACACTACGCTACTTACATGTTTTAATTCCATTTTACATCTCCTTTGTTTAGTAAAACGGGGCGTCCCGTTTTGTTAATTACGCTTTACTATCAAGTGTTAGTTTAATCTCCCACCGTATTAATAGTATAACATAACTTGACATATAAAGCTAGTGGTTTACCTAAGTATTTGATTTTAAATCGCATTTAGTTGGGTTTGGGTTGTGTTTTGTTTATTTGTTTCTCTCCTGTTAGTAGTCGTTAAAGTCTATCGCTCGTGTCATTCGGCAACGCTCTATGGCTTCTTCCCACCCACTCCACCTGCAATCGTTGTCATCATCTTCCTCGCCTAGTCGCACATAGCTATACCCTACTACCAAGTTTACATAGTTCGGTTGGGGTATACCTTGTTTCTCCATGTCCTCATAGCTCAAGTGTCCATACTTCTCATCTTTTTCTTTGCGTAGTTTACTGTTTATCCCTTCAACTCGGGTCTCGTCTGCGTCGCAATACTCTCCAGCCATGTTTACTAGGGCATCGTGGCAGTCTACATCTTCATACCCCTCATACCACTTGACATTGTCCGCAGAAAACGATATCCGCATGTTCTCCTCGTCTACTTTAAACCCGTAGCCTAGTCCCCAACCTATATTCTCTAAGAAACACTTAGCTGTCTCTGTTTTTGACTTGGCTTCAGCTAAGAATGTATAGAACATATCGCGCCCTAAGTTCACACCATCTACTTCCTCGTTCTTAAAGCACACCATGTATGCAACATCACTTCTATATCCCATTTTGTTCTCCTTTTATTTTTGAGCCTTGTATATTGTCCATTCGGCTACACTCCCTGTCTTGACTAAGTCCTGCATGTCCTCGGTCGATAAGTATTCTATTCGGTCTGTGTGTGGGCGCAGTTGTGATTGGTGGCGCGTAGTTGAGCGCGAATACTTGTCCTTGTTACCAAACCACATGCCTAGTGGTTCGTCCCATACATACAGTGGGTGGTGGTGTCCATAGCTAAACACTACATATATCTTGTCTGTTATCCACTCGCCCCAAGTGTTACTCCCTCTGAACGGTGTGCGCGTTGTTACTTGGGCATCAGCCCATTTGTTGCTTGTGTAGGTAGTCATCACATATTCCCTTTCGTTTCGTTAATTAATTTATTTGGTATTGCTGTGTCGTTGATGTCAATTACTAGTGGCTCGTCGGTGTCGTCGTTATCCCATAAGTTGTATGGGTCGTTTAAGCGTGGTTCTGTTGGTCGCTTGTCGTCATATGGTTGGTCTAAGTCTTGTTCTGATTGCATTGCTTGAAGTGCAAACCATGCTGATTTTACTTTGCCCATTTTATATCTCCTTATTTTCTAGTGTCGTTGGTTAT